AACGGTTTATCCTAAGGCGAGGATGCTTTAGTCTCGGAAACCTTCACCCTTTACAAAGTGATGGAATCTGTGTGAGATTACTGCGAACAGCAACCTCACAAGACTTGTCTCTGAATAAGAACCATTCTCAGTATACAAATGATACATGATTAGTCTTCTGCCGCAAGTTTAGCAAAGTATGACAATGTGTCATCTTCACCACCCGATGCTTGGATCGTTGGTTCTGGTGCAGTCTGAGAGACTACAGTAGGTTCCGCAGATCGGATCGGAGCAGTCTCGGCAGTCTGAGTCAACAGATCATTCTTAACAGTGCTACCTTCACCAGTTGACTGACCCAACACAACCTCTAGTCGTGCTTTTAGATCATCGTAAGACTTGTACGAGGACTCCGCAACAAACTCTGACATATCGTGCAACTGATTATAAGTTGCTTCTAGTTTAGTCTCGTCAGCATCAAACAATGCAGAAGTGGACTTGAACTCCGACTTATCATAGTTACGGTATCCCGCAACATTACGAATCTTCAGTTGGAAGTCAGCACCCAACCAGAAGTCAAATGGATTGACAGGTGTTTCACCGGGAAACTGAGGTTGCATAACATCCATAATCTTATCAAAGATTTTCTTACCAAAGTCGTAAAGGAATACTTTACCTTCGTTGGCAGGATTGGATGGATCGTTAACTACCATGATGTTTGCCACATAGTGTAGTCTGCGTTTCTGCTTACGAGCAATCTCTTTATCATCATCGATGCCAGAGTTCCACAAACGAGAGTTGTGTTCACTCACTGGATCATTGTTACCCAGAGTAGTCAGAGACTTCTCTACATACCACTGACCAGAGGGCCCTTTGAAGAAGTGATCAAAGTAACGTACCCAAGGTAGTTCTTGACCTTCTGCGGCAGGAAGAAAACGAATCAGTGCAAAACCATTACCATTGTCATCAACAGTAGGTTTCCAGAATCGAAGGTCTTCGTATTTGTTTTTAGATTGAGTTACCCCTGAGACTTCTTGTGCCGCTTGTGCGAGTTTAGAAACATCTAGGGAATTAGATTTTAAGTTTGCAAAAGACATATTTGTATTCTCCGTATTTTTGCGTATTAGTTGTATTATGAGTATTCATTGTATCATAATGTAAATAGAAAGTCAATACCTTTATTCAGTTTATTTTCTGCCGAATATTAGTATCTTCAATACCTTTATTTAGTATTTGGTAAACTTTCAGTTCTTTGGAGGAAATTAAGTTTCATTGCTTCAAACTCGATCTTCTCCTTTATTGAGATGGCAATATATTTCTTGACATCTTCAATCTCTAGGTTGTTCTGTTCACACAAATAAACAACCGTGTCCATGTATGACATAGACTTTGTTCTTACACAGTCCTCCACCATCTTGGTGAATTTCTTCTTGTTCATAAAGTTAGACTCATTACCAGAAGAGTCCACACCACCTATCTGAAAATCAACCTGCATATTCTTCATCCTTTTTGAACTCTTGCTCCAGTTCACGAGTCCAGACTTGTGCGATGTCTGGATACCATGTTCCGTAGTTACGTTTGGGGGTTCCGTCAGGATAGTATGCCATAGCAATACACACCTTCTGGATTCTCCCCTCACGTTGTTCACCATAACGAAAATCAGACCACACACCACCACTGAGATACTTCTTCATATTAGAGATGTAGGTTTCAAGGTCTTGGTACTGTGCTCGTTCCTTCGAGACTTTAGAGTCTTTATAACTCTTCAATCCTTTGAGTTCATCAGTACAAGACTTCACCCAACCTTTAACTTTTTTCCAATGTAAGAAGTGATCTTCATCCAAGTCTCTGATACTGTGGTGTACCGACTTACTACCATCCGCACCACGTGCTTCCCTTGCCTTCGCAAGTCTTTCCACTGCCGCCTTCTTCTGTTCATCAGACATTGGTTTACGTCTGCGTTTCACTTTCTTACGTTCAAAACCTAACGCATCCAGATTTGCCTTCTTCTTGGCATCTCTGGTGCGTTTTGCTTTTTGTGCGGGTGT